CCCCTTGCGCGGCGAATCCGCCGGCCCCGCCGGCGGAATGCGCTCGCAGCTTCCCTTCGCCGCGGGTCGGGACCGCGTCCCGGAACGGAGCCAGATGATCGTCCGCTCCGACGTCGGACGCCAAGGGCTTCGGGATGAAGGACAAGCTGTTCCCGGTCATCCGGAACGACGTCACGTTCCCGAACAGCGCCGGCAATCCGCTCACCGGGGCGTACAGGCGATTGCTCATCTTGACGGTCGGCGCGGGCAATCTGACCGTCTTCTCCCCGCTTCGAACGTCGCTCTCTCCGGGCCGAAAGACCCACCGGGCATCGCGATCCCCGATCCCGTAATTCCCGTTTTCGAGCCACTGGTCGTTGAATCCGATAGCGGTCGCCACGTCGTCCAGCGCGACGTATTCGGTATTCTGGATCCGTTCGACCGGAACGATGCTGGCGGCAGTATTCTGATCCCCGCGGGTGTCGTTCAACGACTTCACCCGAACCGGACCCGAGTATTTGTTCAGATCGCCTTGCGTGTCGCCCGGATTGTTCACGCAGCCGGTTGCGATCGCGGCCGAGATCAGAATCGCGGCCGCCGCGCCTATTGCTTTTCCCCTATATCGAGACTTGCCCATCGGGAGCGAATCGCCTCCATAGCTGGAATGAATTCTCCCGTTAGGTTGCGCTTCGCTTGGATATTTATGCGTTGGCTGCGTCGGCTGCGTCTGCGGCTCGATTGACGACGCTGCATCGATAGCCGATGCGAAGGGAAATATGGATGTCGACCTGTTTAAGAAATTCTTCAGAAAAACCCTCTCATCCTCCTAAGAGTTTACTGTTATCATAGGTCCGTCTTATAATCCGATCTTCTGACCGAATTCCAGCCGATCGCGGCCGAGTATGACCTGACGATCTCCGATTCCTATCCGGACGGCGACCTGGAGGTTTGGATCGATCCCGAAAAAATCGTTCGAGCTCTGGATAATCTGTTCATGAACGCGCTGAAATTCTCTCGTCGTCCCGGCGAAATTCGCGTGAATTGCTCCCTTATCAAGGATTGGCTGAGGATCGACATCGAGAACGAAGGGGAACCTTTGACGACGGAACAGGAGGAACGTTTGTTCGAACGGTTTTTCCGAGTCGACTCCTCGCGATCTTCAGGCGATGCCGGACTCGGCTCGGGTTCGGGGCTCGGACTTGCCGTGGCCAGAAGCATCGCGCGGCTGCACGGGGGCGAGCTCGCTTTAAACCACTCGCAGGGGCGATATCGGTTCCGACTGGAGCTTCCGAGAAGCCCTAATTGAACAGGCAGTTTTAGCCGGTACAAATAAAAAGGTACAAATAAAAAACGTGTCCGAGCGACCTGCACACCGAAGTGCCAAGATCGCTGCGGACACGTATTTGTTAAAACGAATTAACCGATGGACCCTTCCATCTCGACTATAAGGCGGCGAACATAGGCGAAGATTGCGCATAATAATAGGAAGAAACACGTTTTGCGAATCGTAAAATTCGTTATTTTCGGTGATCTTCGCATAAAACGGTATCACCTTCGGTATCACAAATAAGCCCGAGAGCAGACGCTCCCGGGCCGATTCATTTCCACCAAACGCAGCTTATTGCGCCTGCGGTTTGCTCATCAAATAATGCTTTAGTGCCTTCCGATCTATTGGACCGACGCCAGAATATCCTCGGTGAATTTTTTCATTTTGATCCGTATTTCCGATCGCATGACCTCGCGAGTATATCCGATTTTCTCTACGAACCCGCGACAGCGCACTTGATAATAATAAATGTCGTCGACTTGCTCGTCTTGAAGAACTTTAATATTGCGCTTCGTAAACTCGCGGACGGTGTTTTGAATCTCACTACTGATATGATTCATGAGCGCCTGCAGGAAGATGGCTATAACCGACTTGAGCGGATTTCGACAAGATCGCGCGGTGACTGTTATCGACCATCGTCAGCATATGTGGCAGAACGACGTAGTCCCGAACCAAAAAGCGTTCCTCCTCCTCCGTCTGCCGTTGAGTCGGTTTCTAACCGCGCGCCTCATATTGTTCCTGATGTTCCGTAAGAAGCATTTTGGATTTCCACCGCTCGTTACCGTCCAGTTTGCTCATTCAAATTGACCTCCGATCTGACCACCGTCGAAACGGAACCATTCGTTCATGAGGCATGCCCGTTCACTGGCTCCCTCGCCAGAATGCCCTTCACATGAAATGTTCGCATCCCTTTTCTTGTGTGGTCGTATGCTCGGACCTGGTCACCGACAACGGAATTAACGGTGATCCTGCGCTGAGTAATCCGCCCATGGCGATCAACATAAATGATGTTGATAAGCTGTCCAACGTATTTGTCGAGCATGCTCCTCGCCTCCAAAACAAGAACATTTGTTCTTAGTATACTCAGAACATGCGTTCTTATTCAAGAGGCAAAAATAGCCGAGTCCAAATACTCGGCTTGTTGATGAATTAGAACGGTTGGCCGTCATTGATGTTTATAGGGAGCGATGAAGTATTATATGTCTCATTAGTTGTGCGATTGTGATGATATGTCCAGATGGAGCCACTGGCAACAACTAGACCGCTGTTGTTTGCAAGCTCAATTTTTCCAGAGAACACTTTATTTGAGCAGGAATGAAACTCTGGGTTGTCGCTGTTATTTTGTAACGTGATATGGTATTGACGCGTTGCATTTGCATCAAGGTTGAACGCAGTTCCAGGTGTAATGTCAGAAGTATATCCTGCCTGGTCATTGCCTTCAATTATCATGGGCGTTCCATCGACAGTATACAAATTTACAGTCGTCGGCACAGACTGCCCACTTAAATTAGTTACGTTTAGTGCCATTTGAATAACAAAATTATCTTGACAGGGTAAATTCATTGGAATGGAAAAGTATACAGCCCGTCCCTCAGAAATTTGAGCAGAAACAGGAATTGCTGAAGTGAGCGTAGTTAGCGCAACCAAGCACATTAATGTAGTCCAAAATCTCTTATTACCCTTTTTCATCACAACAACTCCTCTCCCTAATGCCTTGATTGTATCCAACATCTAGGAGAAGAAACAGTCTTATATTCGACATATTTTTACATTACGATGGAAGGTTATACCACCAACTAAACAATAAACCGAACGAACTCCGGTGACCGCAGCAGCCCGCCCTTCGTCCAATTCCTGAACCGAACCTGCGCTTTAATCCGTGGCTCCAGATAAACGAAATTACGGTCCTCACCCTTCACGAGGCCGGGTGCCACCCTGTATAACGCCTGCTTGTGCGTCGCCGGAACCGCGAGCTCGATGATCCCAGCCGGTCGCCCCTCATGCTGGACCAACCATCCAAAGTCCCCGCGCCGGTATCCGGAGATCGCCACGTCAGCGTACGAGTAATTGATGATCTTCTGCCAGGCTCCGTCTCGGCGGCCGACATAGTGGCTATCTGTCCGCTTTGCTACGATCCCCTCGAGCTGCTTCTCCTCTACCGCCTGAAAGAGCGCCCGGCCCTCCCGGGGAATCGACAGGACATGCGAGTAGTATTGGTTGCTGCCCAGAACTTCTCGCAGAATTGCCTTCCGCTTAATTAGAGGGAGTCCACGAAGGTCCGAGCCGCGATAGTGCAGTATATCGAAAACGAAGAACTGGACGGGCTGGGGAGATCGCCGCCTGGGCAATCCGCTCCGACCGTCGAATTTGAAACCGCTCCATGATCGCTTCAAAGTCCACCGTGCCCGTCTCCGGGTTAACGACGGCAACTTCGCCGTCCAGGACGACGTCCGCGCAGCCGGCGATCGGCGCGTCGTGCAGCTCGGGGTACTGCCGGGTCACATCGTTGTTGTGGCGCGTAAAAAGCCTGACGACGCCATCCAATACGGATACGATGAGCCGGTGCCCGTCGATCTTAGGTTCGAATGTGTAACGCTCGTCATAAAAAGGGGATTCACGTTTTTCGAGGAGCATCGGCTGGAGGAACATCTATAACACCATCCGTATATCAGATCTGATATACTGATTGTAGCACTTATGGTCTCCTTCTGCCGCTTATGTTGGATTAGGTATATTGCTTTGATATGGAATCGTATTAGATCCTTTTATAACATGTTTCAATAAACCATTACTAGGAGAATATATATTCAAATTAGGAGCTCTAACATAACCAGCATCGAGAGTGAATACACTATTTACTCCATTTAAATGCATGATGGAGACGTGTTTTGCATCCTTTGGGGCAACGCCATGAAGCATCAGTTTTCTGACGCATTCCATTATGTCATCTGGGGATGGGTTTTCTAGCTTCAGAAGCACATCTCCTGCATATGACTCTAAGGTTGCAATGGCCTCGGTATATTTATCCCATACAGCCTGGCCGTGGTTGGCCCCACTATTTTCATACTCCTTCCAACCCCCGGTAAATCCAGCTTTTTTAGCCTCTTCCTCATAAACTGAAACATGAATTGTATGTAACAATTCATCTAGAGTATGGTCCGAAAAGGTAATTAGTGTATTATTCGCTGAAGCCGCAATCAAAAAGTCTGCAACATCAGTATTATACCTTCGATTTAAGGCCAGTTCGACAATTGCATTAGTATCTATATAACAATCATCAGGTAGATTGGGACTAGATCCCAAAGTAGAAAAAACAACGCTATTATTCAAACGCGAGCTCCCCCTTGATGCTCATCATCGGGCCTTTCTGAAGCATAAGGAGAGTACTCTTCACCTATTTGTTTCAGGCGTTCAACGAAGCTTTGCATTCTCCGCATTCTTTCCTCCTCCGGAATCAATGCGTTTTTTCGAATACGTTCATCTATTAAAGCCCGTCTTTTTTCAATTTTATCATTCATAATGATAATCCCTTCTCAATAGGATTATTGAAAAATCGAAAGAGCTTTGGGCTGCAACTCATCGAAAAGTAAATTTCGAGTTCGAACAATCGCTTGGCTTGCTTGTTCCTTGTTTTTTATTTCACATTGAACAATAGCCTGCATAAAGAAGCGACTGGGGTTTGAGAAAAACGGCTCGACCTTAAATTCCCCATGCATCTTCTCTCGCTTAAATGGTATGCGAAACCCAACAGATAATGCTCCTGAGAAATTAAATTCCCCTTGATCGTTGAGTTTGCTTTTTGCAACTTCAAACGTATTTTTCTGAGACGTATAACTTCTTTCCAAATTAGTCGCGAGAATGCCATCCCACTCCAATAAAAGTGTGTCCAAAATTGGCTCAAATATTCCCAGAATAGCTTGATCATTAGCGAGAAAATCTTCAACTGCCATGATTCTTGGGATAGCCAGAGATATCTGGTTTTGTGCAACAATTACTGTCGGTTCATTCGTACCATTTTTAACAAATTGAGCATAAACTCCCGGAACTTGATTTTGAACTTCATAACCCAAGTTGGTTATCCTATTAATTTTTTTCTCGGATATTTCTCCAACGACTGCAGATAAATTAACTTGAAAAATATGGGTTTCGATCATGATATCCCCCTGAAGAATATAAATAGCCACCTTGAAAATGGGTCTTAAGCTTCCCATATTAAGGTGGCTATATTTAATTTTTTAAAATTAAACATAGCCTTCGACGCTGAGGTGCCGAATTCCTTCTCGCTGTTGAAAAAAAAATTACCATCAGTTAAGAATATTTTACCCTGTTGCAAGGTATAAAAACAAATCACGCGCACTTGTAAGTGGCAATCGTATGACAAAATAATAATCAGCCCGAGAGCCGAAGCTCCCGGGCTGATTATTATTATTCAACACCATATTCGTCAACACTAAAGGTAAGAATTTTATCAAAGATCACATATTCAGTCCGTGAAGGTCCCTTATTCCACGTCTTTACGAAAGCATATTTTGCTGATCCAGTTCCAGCAGCTTTTGCATCGTACCAATTCATAAATGCATTGAGTTGAGTTGCAGAAAGGTCATACTCCTTCTCAAGGCCATTAGTCATCGTGATCGTAAGAATCGCCCCTGTACTTACTTCTGGTGGCGTAGTTGGTGGCGTAGAATCCTCTGCTCCGAATACGTCAAAATCTGCCCATTTAACAGAACCTGTTTCATTATAAATTCGAATAGAAGATACCCCTGTTACAGATTCAATTGTTATTTTATTCGCTGAACTATCAGTTGTTGTAATTGATTTAATAAGAACATTTTGGCTGTTATAGAATTCGATCGTGCTGTAATAACATGCAGAGTAATATGTTTGGTAAGCACCAATAGTTACAGGACTAGAAAAAGAATAGCTAAAGTAGTAGCTCGAACCCGCATCTTTAGTTTCAGTAGTGTAGTGATCCCCGTCTGTTAACTTACTCGTGGTAACGCCTTTTTCATCTGTAAGTTCTTTTCCATGCAATAAACCTCCGGTATATGCACTCACGCTTGTTACCGGTACCATTAATCCTAACAAGAGTGCGAAAGAAAGAAGAAATCCTAATGTCTTTTTCAATTTTATGTCCTCCCCAGATAAGTGATAGCTTAATCATATATGGTAAATTTAGGGATTGGTAGGCTGATAATCAACAAATTATTACATTATACTTAAGGGATAAATATAAGAGCCCGGGAGCCGAAGCTCCCGGGCTGTTCATATTGAAAATTCAAAGCTGCGAATTCTTGTTTACAAAACCTCTACTAAGGAACTATTATATTATAAAGATTTCCAGTGGAGGTGTGTAATTTGAAATTACCCTTTCCGCAACGCAAAAAATACAGCTGCACCAATGGTCACAATTTTGGAAAGTACAAGAAAGAGGATGGGATAAAAAAGTGCCCGAAATGTGGTACAGCATCAATCTACAAGAAGATGAGCTAAGCGATTACAAACGTCAACCAAGCCAGCTCGGACACCGTCAGCTTCCTCGTCTTGGCCTTCTCGAACCACCCTTCGTCTTTGATCTTTCCGGCATCGAACAGCGCCTTGATCTTCTGCTCAAGAATGCCCCATTGATAGTTGCTTAATTCCAACTTGTCGTCCTCCTTCGGTTTGTCGATCTCGTCGTACTTCTCCAGCCCGTATGCGTCCATGATCGCGATAAGCTTGTCCGCATATCCCGGATCGGTCGCATATCCTGCCTTCTGAACCGCCCTCGCCGCCGTCTTCCCGTCGACGCCAATGCAGCCGGCGTAGAGTTTCCGGTTCCAACTCACCCCGTTGACGAGCAATGCTGAATGATCCGCGATCGACTCCCCCCAATTATTGTAGGCGCGGAATGCCGCGTTAACCTTGACCGGGCGGCCAGCGACGAATTCAGTCGTCGGCATCGTGCAGCTGCCGGCCGGGCCTGTCCCTTTGATGCCGAACAGGTTATTCGCCCGAAGCGTCAGGCCACTGCGGCCCCAGTTTGACTCGAGCGCGGCCTGAGCGATCGTTAGCGAAGCCGGCACTCCAGTACGCTTCGTGTCGGTAGCTGCGAACATCGCGATCTTGGCGATGAACTCCTTCGGATCATCCATCGATAGGGCCTCCTCCCTTCTGTCCAGGAGGGTTGACCGCCTTATTATTAATCTGGCCCGCGGCCGCCGCCACCAGGAAGCCGTTAGCGAACGACAGGACATACAGCCGCCAATCGGTTACGGGCGCCCCGGAAGCGATCTGCGCGACCGTCAGGACCGCCCAAGCTACCACGACGGCGAAGACGTCCGTCGGCAGGCTCGGTAGCCACCTGGTGACGATAGCCTTAAAGTACTGAACGATAAAATACGTAAGCAAAGAGGCCCCCGCCATTGTGCCGAGAGCCTCCCAGGTAAAGAGTTGTTCATTCATCCTCTATCAGCCTCCCTTAAATTTGATGAACGCCGCGATGGCTGCGCCAATAATACCGCCGACGACGGTCCGCCAGAGCCATCTCTGATTATCTGCCAGTTCATCGATGCGATGATGCGCGCTCCGGGCGCGTTGATCGGCTTCGCGGGCTATATCGTCGGACCGATCCAGCTTCTCCACCAAGCGGTTCACGCTGTCCGAAAGTTCCGTATTCGACCGTATTCCGGCCTCTTGGAGAGCTTCAAGCCTCCCCAACCTTCCTTCGATTTTTCCGAGCGCTTGCAGCTCGTTGGCATCCATGCTCAAACTCTCACCGCCTTTGACAATATGAAGAGGCCGAGCCTATTGGCGCGACCTCGAATTACCAAGCGTTTGCGATTTTCGAATTCCATACATTACGCTCACTCGAACGCCCACCACTTAGTGCCAAATGTACTATTTGTAGCGGGGGTGACAATCGTGAAACCATCGTTTGCTATCGTCCACGTGATAGACTCAGGAGTCGAGCACCTACGAACCCCCAATTGTTGTTATTTGGGTCCCCTTCTACGTTGTATATAGCTATCCGTGACCCATCGTGGGTGTATTGAAAGAACACATACGAAGGCTTAACCGGTAATCCGTTAACAAGATAAACGCCGTTTGACGAATGTGGAAGAGAACCGCTAGCACGCCGTTTGGCTATACCAGCCACGCCAAATATGGTCTTACCACCCAGGATATTATCGGCAATCAGGTTCGCATCACCCGCAACCGTCCCGCCGCTCGTATACCCCGCTGGAATGGACATCGCTGTTCTCCCCGGCGTGATCGTGCCGAGGGAGCCATTATTCGGCATCGATCCGGAGGCGATGTAGTTCGTGCCCGCGCTGAATGACTTACCGGTCAAGACGTCGGGCGGCGCCGCTGTTCCAGGGATAAATAACTGCCCCATCGATTACACCCCCACGATCGATGCAGATACTTTTACCGCATTAGCGACCGATGCGTTAACAGCTAGCACCGCATTAGATGCATTAATGACGTTGATGAACAACGGAAGTAGGCTATAGGACCCTGCCGAAAAGGATTGGTTCGAAACAATGTAAGTAGACTGTGCCGTCCCCCCCGCATCCGTGTAAGTTACCCATATAGAGACAGTCGTCGTCGCCGTGATGCGCAGATAAGTTTTCACATCATAGTTCCCAGCTGCCAAACCATTTACACGAATTACTTCGTAGTTAGTATTGTTAGCTGCTAGGGCATATTCGCTAACGGATGCAGTCTTGCCCGAAAAATCACTCGCGTGCTTCCCGTCCAACAGATCGGCGTTCAGGTTAGTTACAGGGCTTGTCGAAGCCACCGTGAATGGTGGCGTGCCAGTTGTTGCTGTTGATGCGAAGTTCCTGCTCTCAATTCATTGGTGGAACTTCTCGCAGCAATAGTTTGTGCATTGGAACCCGTGTCAGCATGCATTCCGTCCACCATGTCGGCGTTGAGACTAGCGACAAGTGTTTTGGATGCAACGCTAAGTGGAGCCGTTCCATCTGCAACCGTGGAAAACAAAACGTTCCCGATAATATTGCCCGCACCATTTCGAGCTACGACTGTTGAGGCTGTAGCGCCGGTATCAGCGTGCATTCCGTCCACCATGTCGGCATTTAAGTTAGGCACTCTCGTTTTACTCGCTACAACGATTGGCGCTGTTCCGTCAGCAACCGTCGACTGAAACCGTGAAGCGTATATATCAGACAGAGAGTCGCGGCGAACAATCTGTTCGGCGCCTCCCCCAACGTGATAACCATCCACCATGTCGGCGTTGAGATTATCGACGACGGTTGAGCTCGAAATTACAAACGGAGATGTCGAATTCCCCGTCGTTACAATGAGTCTGTTTACGGTTGTATTCGCGTTAGCATCGCGGGCTACTATAGTGTTGGCAGTTGACGCCGTAGCGGCGTGTAACCCGTCCACCATGTCGGCGTTCAGGTTCGTGACCACCGTTTTGGATACTACATTTAGCGGAGAAGTTCCATCAGCTACTTTGGAATTAATGACATTCGCCTCGATATTCCCGCTTGCTGAACGCACAACGACAGTGTCAGCGCTTGTTGTCTTATCTGCATGAAATCCATCTACCGTGTCGGCATCCAAGCCGCTCCCGGGGCCGTCCACCGTCTTGATCTTCGTAAGAACGTCGGATGCTGTATACGCCGAGGAATTAAGCTTCCCATTTACCTCAGTGCCGAGCGCATTCATATCATCGGGCTTCACGGTGTCGCTCATGGTCCAATTTGTTTTTGCCATTAGGGTGTCGCCTCCTCGATGAGAATGGTTTGCAAGATGAGCGTATCCGACGAGATTGGCACGTTGACGGCGTTTCTCGTCAATACCTTGCCGGAAGCATCCTGCAGATCGATCTGGGTAATGAGCTGTACGGCGGACACGGGGACAATGTAGTTCAGCGCCAAGGTGCTGTCCGTGACCTGCTTAACCTTGAATGAGGTTATGGTATAGCTGCCGTTGATCACGACCTTGGCGACGCGGCCGTCGACGTATACGGCGACGTCATGTAGAAAACTCGTTTCGATCATTTAATGGGCACCTCCGTCCCGAGCGTGGAGAATGCTTTCTCCCCGAGCTTCCACGAGCCGTCGAGCTTGTAATTCCATGTGATGGACTGCTGGGAGATCGATTCTTCGAGCTCGATCGTGGTATTAAGGGCTGTGTTCTGCTGATAGACGATATTGGCCGGCTTGACCATGTCGACCGTATGGATGACTTCCCGGAAGACCTCGGCGTTCTCAATGTTGGTCGTGACGTACAAGATGAAATTCTCGACGTCCACGGAGACGATCGTCATGCCAGGGCCGACCAGCCGGTCGAGCTGTTGCTGCAGGTACCGAACCGTGAACGGCGGCTTAGTCTGGTAGCGATTCAGGATCCGGCGCCGCCGGAAGTCGAGCGATTCCGTCGACGGGTCCGCTTGGATGCCCAGCATCGCCTCGCGTCGGGCGATCGCCTGCGCGCTGGCCGTCATCACGAATTGATCGTCCAGCAGCCGCTGCACGGCCGCGTTCAGGCTGTCCAGCTCGACATCCTCGGTCGCTGCCAGCTCTCTAAAGTCCTTGATCTCCTGATAGTAGGACGGCAAATACGGCATGATGCGCTCAGACACTGATCGTCACCGTCCCCCGCATTGGAATCTGATCTTGGCCAAGCGTCAGATTTGCCGTGCTACCGTTAACCTTTGTATTGGTTATGTCCACCACCCCGGGCACGCCCAGGATCGCCGCCTCGATCAGCGCGACGCGCACAACGAGCTGCTCCTGGTCCGCCCAGGCCTTACGGAGCCCGAGAAGGTACTCGCTGATGGCCGACTCGATTGGACCCTGTACCTGGCCGACGGTAACGCCCGCGGCGAGCGTGACGGTCGTCGAGACATTTACGGCGACAGGAGCCACGCCGGCAATGGTCACCCTATGACCGATCGGAGCCGTGCCAAGGCCGGCGCCGCTGTTAATCGTCGGATCGACCGCGGTCTGCACCTCGGTCACCAGCTGGGCGGATGGCGCGGACCAGTCCGACGCGACTATCGTGCATTTAACCGTTCCGCCACCCTGCCAGACCGGATAAACTTTGACGCCGCCGACGCCGTCCATTCGGCCGATTTTCTGCTTGTAGTCGGCTTTGTTGCCACCAAAGGAGGGATTGTTGACCTCTTCGTAATAACGAGCACGGAGCGCATCGTCTGTCTCTTCGTCGTCCCCGGGGACCAGCACGGCGCCCAGCTCCGCACGGACCAGACCGTTGACGAACTGGATCGGCAGGAGCGCGCCGAAGTATTGATTGCCGATGGTCCCGGCCGTCTCGCACTCGAGCGAGAAGACGCCCGTGCTGATCTTGGATGCGACCACGTAATTGACGTCGTTGATCGAGTATCGGCCGCCGACCGGCACGTCCATCAGCGCGTCCCCCGCGCCGTAGAATCGCCCCTCGCGATGGGCGGGAGTGGCAGGCTCCCGGTTGACTCCGAACTCCGCTGTGCGCCGCGAGAGCTCGTCCCCGGAGGCGGTATCCGAGTAGGACAGGTTGTTATTGATGTCGAGCTCGATGTACATCTGTGCGAGCTCCGCGGCGGCGGGCGATAACGCATCGTAGATGATCGACCCGGGCCGCTTATCGACGTCGTCCGGAACGCGGTTCAGCATTCGTTGCAGGATTGCGTCAAACGTCTGAGACTCATACACCGACTGTCACCTCCTCCTGAAATGAACCGAATGTCGAGATAACCGTAAACGTGGCCGTAGAGCTGTCTCCGCTGGCCGTGACGACGAAGTTCACGACGTCGGTGATCCGGTCGTCCTGCAGAAGGGCCTCCCGGATCCGCCGGCGCAGCTCCGACTCGACGATGCCGGCGCTCTTGCCGGTCAGCCCGGTCAGTTCGTGACCGTAGTCGCCGTTGTAAATGAGATGGACGAAACGTTCGGTCTGGAGCGCCTTATAGGCGGCCTGCCGGACCGCGTCCAGGTTATCGATCATCGTCGCCGCGCGGCCGCGCTCGAAGTCGAGCAGCCATGTACGGGAGGGCTGCACCGCGTCTTCGGTATCCGTCGTGATCTGACCGCCGATCGGAATCATGAGCCCACCACCCTATCCAAAATGAGATACTGCTGGCCGCCTTGGAGCCGGAGGAGAGCCAGTTGGTCGCCCTCCTGGAGACCACGGCGGATCACGTATTCGACGCCCCCGACTGTCACCTTCAGCTCCTTGATCGACTCGGTTTGAATTAAAAAATCCGCGTCGAGCGTGAAGCGTTGATCGACGATCACCTCGAGCGGATTGGTCTTGGTCACGGTCCCGAACATGATAACGACCGGGTTCGACGCTGCTAACGCGGCCATTGCCGCTTGCTTGATTGCATCCAGCATTAGATCACCTTCAGCGTAATGGACATGGTATGGTCGGCTCCATCGAAGCTGTGCTTAACCTCGTCGACAAGCATCGGCACATTAATGTCGAGCCCCCGGATCGCGACCGGGAGATACATGCCGGCGCGGACCCGGATGTCGCCGACCGCCTCCAGCTTGAGCGACCGTTGCACCCGATTCTTCAGGGCGGCGAGCTGCGTTAGCATCTGGTTGATCTGCGCGGCGTTAAGGTTGTCGTCCACGCTCTGATACAGTTGCAGGACGCCCCACTTTGCGATATTGGCGCTGTCGCGGGCCTGGTAGACTTCGCGCTTGCCTGTCTTCTTGTTGTCCTGATAGAGCTTGATCTGGTTGTACGTGTCAGAGTCGATGTCCTCGCCATAATCAAAGGCCGTAAGGAGGCTCTCGTCGCCGATGTAAAAGCCGGCCAGGAAGTCGTCGAAGAAGACGAAGAATTGTCCAGCACGGTCTAGCGTCAGCGTATTGGCCTTCTCCACGATATCGAGAAGCGTCTGGCCGTCTTCGACCATGGACGGCAGCTTGTAGCCCGTCGGATCGACCCGCCCGACCTTGAGCTTGAAGTCCGCGGCGATCTGCCTGATAATGTCGCCGGTCTCCACGTTTTTGAACACGTACGTGTCCTTGTTGAGCAGGTAGCGAACCTGGTCGTACGCGGTTACCCCGATCTCGCCGTCCTGGTTCTGCTTCAGTTTGAAGACGTAGCCGTAGAAGACATTGACGTCATCCTTCCGGACGCGGACCACGTCGCCGGCATTGATCGTAAAGGAAGGGTCTTGGAATACGCCGCTGCTGATCAGCGTGAATTCAACGGTCGCCGGCTTGCCGACGCGGATCGTCGTCCAGGTCAAACTCTTGGCGATCTTGGATACGTCCCAAACGCGGCCGTTCTTGTTGTCGATCAGGATCTCAAACATAGATCTTCCCCGCCGTTGTCGGGAGGTTGAGCACCTGGCCGACCTTCAGATTCTTGGTCTGCGCGTCGCTGATCTTGTTAAGCGTCTGGATCTCCTTCCAGCGGCCGCCGTCGCCGAGCGTCTTCTGCGCCACCTTCCACAGCGTGTCCCCCGCCTTGATTGTGTACGTCTTCGGCTGCACCCGGTCATCGGCGCGCTTCGGCGCCGCCTTGGTGACGGTGACCTTGGCGCCCGCTGTCGCCGCCGGCTTCGCTTGGACCTGCTGGGCGGCGTAGAAGCGGTACTCCTTCAGCTTTAAGGTAAACTCGATGTCCCCCAGCGCCCCCGCCTTCTCGCGCCATTCAAAGGACTCGATGCTGGCCGCCGTGTTGACCTCCATCGTGGTTCCCGAATAGACGAACCGGATCGGCCGCTTCGTCTCCCACCATCGCATGATGTAGTCGACGTAGGTCTTCGGCTCGAACAGAATCGAGGCCGTGATGAACGGGTAGGGATTCGCCAGGAAGAAGCTCTCGATGGTATACTCGGCCAGGCCGCGGTCCTTGATCACGTTGATCTTGCCGAGCCCGTAGACGTCGTGGTCCGCGCCGTCCCCGCCGGTGCTCGCCCCGATCTCGGGAGGGAGGACGGGAAGCTCGAAGCCCTCCTGCTGGTTGTTCCAGCTAAGCCAGATCCCGTATGTCATCGCATATACACCCCCTGCGCCGAAGAGGCGAGCTGTGCGACCAGGAACTCGCCGATGTTGGACGTGATCTCCTCGACGGAACGGCCGTCCTGCCTGACGTGCGTATCGCCGAACGTAATGGTCGGCTGCAGCGTAACGAAGTTCTGAATGTTCTTCATCTCCGCCAGCTCCCGCATCGTCTTCAGGTCTTCGCTGGATATGTCTACGGTGCTGTTGATCTTGCCGACCTCGTTAACCTTGTTGATGTTTGCCCCTTTCGGAGAGAACAACGATGTTCCGGAGAAGGCCGCGGTGTTCTTCGCGTTCGCCTTTGCTTCCTGCTCGGCGCGTTTCGCCGCTCGCGAATCCAGCAGATCCAGCACCTTCTGCTCGCGCTCGGCCGCTTTGTCCGCTGCCTTGTCCCTCATGCCGGCTACCTTCTCGGCACCGGCTTGCTTGATCGCTTCAGCCTCTACAGCAGCCTTTGCTGACATTGTGATGTGATCGATAGGGTCTATGCTTACTTGAGGAAGCTGATTCAAGGCGTTGATTAGGCTGTTGATATTGTCAATCGCCCCGTTGACCAGGTCCTCCATCAGCTTAAGAGATTCCACTTTAGCCCACTGAAATGCATCTACGATCCCGTTCCCGACAATCTGAAAATAGACTGGGATCTGATCAAAGAAGTTCAGGATCGCGTTCCACGCGCGCATCATTCCCGCCGCGAATTGGTCGTTCGTCCTCCACAATTGAACTAGGGCGATAATCAACGCGAGGACAACCGTTGCGATCAAGATGAATGGATTTGCGTTCATCGCGGCATTTACAAGCGCCTGGCCGATTGCGACAAGCTTAAGTATCGTGTACAGGCTCCCGAGTGCGACAACAATCCCCATGATAATCGGACCTATGGTCGGCCAGTTGTTAGAAAAGAAGCCGTATATCTGGGAAATAAGCGTCGCCAGTCGAACGAGCCACGATATCGCCGTTGCGACGCCGCTTGCAATCCCGTTTAGGAGATTTTGGCCTGCGTCGCTCTGAATATACGCCGTCAACTTTTCGACCTGAGCTGTGATATCCCTTAGCGGCCCGTCCGCTTGATTGAGCGTTCCAAGCCACGTCGTGAATGAGTTCTTAAGGATGGTCATCGACTGCCCAAACGTCATCGGCATCTGGCTGAACATCTTATCGATCTGGTCGCTTTGGTTCGCAAACGCTTGGACGACCTTATCAGACGTGAGCTTCCCGTCCGCCCCCATCTGCTTCAACTGCCCGCGAGCGACTCCTAAGCCGTCAGCCAGAATCCGCATAAGGGCGGGCGCCGACTCACTCAAGGACCGCAATTCGTCGCCCTGCAGCACACCGCTACCGAGCGCCTGCGACATCTGGAGGATGGCATTCTCAGCTTCCCACGCCGATGTTCCGCTGAGTACCAGGGTCTTGTTGAAGCGCTCGGCAAATCTCAGCATATCATCGTCATTCTTGAAGACGCCCTGTGTGCCGGCCCCGATCTTGGTAATCAGATCGGCCGTCGCGCTGTAGCTTGCTCGAGTCCTGTTTGCAACGTCGAGAACCTGCTGCTGAAATTTCTCCTGCGACCGCAAGCCGTCGTTAACGAGCGATAGCCGGGAGTTCGTCGCCAAGACGTTGTCAGACGCCTTCATGAATCCGTTAAGTGAAGCCCATCCCTTTTTAAGCAACTCGATCCCCTGGTTTACGACGACGATAGCCGCCCCGGCAGAACGAATATTCATCTCCCCGCGCTTAACGGAGTCGTTGAAACGATCCTGCGAATTCTTCGACTGGTTGATCTGGCGATTTATCTCCGCTTCCGCCTGTGCAATACGCTGCTGGGCAGCCAAGAGCGACTTGTCGACGTTTACGTTCTGGCTCGTTGCGCTCTGCATCTGTCTCATGGTAGAGATCATGATATTCATGCCCTGGGTGATGCTCTTGAGTGGGCCGGACATAGAGTCGAACAGCTTAAGCGTCGAGGATACCGTCGCCACTGCGCATTCCTCCTTTCGTCGATTTTGGATATAAAAAAGCACCCTCCGAAGAGAGTGCTTGAGATTTCTTGGTTATTTGACGCTTTCGAATATTTCCATTGCCTTCTCGTTTTTGGTTTCGAGTAGGAACTTCCCAGCCGATGGCCAGTCTTTCATCGCTGAGTCTGCTGATACGGACTTCTTCAAATCTGCGCTACTTTTATATTCATAAATCTTGACTGGGGATTTTTCATAATAAAACAAAACGCCGTTGATAGCTCCAATCATAGCAAAAACTGGCTTGTTCTCCGGATCAACCTCGACCCCCTGGTCCGTGTAAGCCTTGATGTAGTCGTCAAGGGTATGACTGCTTTCTTTCGAATTCGACGAACATCCGGCGAGAACCATGATTGCAAGTAAACCCAGCAGTAGGACTTTTTTCAAAGGTTGACCCTCCCATTTTGACAAAATCGCCTATATTATACCACTGTTTACGGAGGGAGGGTCACCTCTGCTTCAATTTGGCCGCTTCCTTCTTCTCGGCTTCGATCCGAATGTCGATCGCAGCCATGATGAACGCTTTTTCCTCCCGCGGCAACTCTACGAACTGCCCCGGGAGGATACGCAACTTGTGGAGGGCGTAGTAAGCGTAGTTCGCTTCCCCGTCGCCCTCCTGGATCAGTTTTTTGCTTCTTCTACCAGATCGTTCATATCCACGTCGAAGCCGCTGAGCTTCTGGATCTGATTCGCGAGCTCTGCGATCTCGCCGGCCAGCAGCACCCTGTTCAGGTACTCCTCTGGCGTCTTGCATCCCAGTTTGGAGATACTGTCGGCATCCTTAAAGCTTGGCTCGATGGTATGGTTGATGATGACCGCGGTGCTAAAGGCCTGGGCGTCGAACTCCACCTTGCGTCCCTTCTTGATCTGGGTGGACCGACGACGAAGGCTTTCGAATTCAGGGTTCGTCATCCCCTTGATCTTAAATTTCAGCGGTTTTCCGTCGGCACCTTTGAATCGGGCGGATACGACTACGTCGTCGGTCAGGTTATCGATCGGGTTGGCGTTCAAAAAGCCCTGCAATGCGCTCATGTGATCCTCCTAGATTATGCGCCCGTTACGGCGCTGAATTTGTCGAGCAGGTCGTAGTCAGAGAAGGTGAATGGCATTTCCTCGTCCAACATGTCGTCGCTCGTGGCGTCGAACTTAGCGGCGATGATGCTGTCCAGGTTGCAGTCGATAAGCGTGGCCGTCTGCTTGCCGGCGCTGGAGGTCGGATCTTCATTGGAGACTTGCAGGTCGAACCAAAAGTCCTTACCGTCCTTGACGAAGTCCCGCATGAGCTGACGGAACGTGGACGAGACATAGTAGACGACCAACGTGCCGTTGCCTTTCCAGCCCGCCGACCGCGACCCGGTGTTCGTCTTGCCCAGCACTGGTACGTCGATCTTATTCTTCTCGATCGTCGCCTCGATGGACTTGGCGTAGAAGAGCTCCTCGACTTGGCCGTTGATCGTGGCGTACGCCTTCGCCTGCTTGCCGCTGAGCGCGTCAGATTCGCGCATGAACATGTCTCTTCACCCCTTAGCGGACCGTTACGGTCATGTAGATTTTTTCGATCGAGTCGACCGGCTGCACCCACTGATTGACGACCACCGAGTCAGAGTCGGTCCCCGGCAGCACTTCGAGATCCGTCTGGCTGTCGAAGTTCTGAATGGCCCCGCGTGTCTGATATTGGTTCGTCAGGTTGATGCACTCGCCCTTGAACAGGTTCCGGCCGTCCGCGTTGTTGCCCACCTTGCCGATATACGACGAGCTGAACACGCGCATGTAGTCGTTCTCGAGGCCATCCAGAACTCGCAGGACGCGGTTCTTAGAAAAGGCCTTTCCCTTATCCGGGGAGAACGTATGCAACGTATTGATGTCCAACTCGACGACGGCGCGCCCACTGTTCGCCGTGAACAGGAATTCCCCGCCCAGTAGCGCCGCGACGATCTGGCTGTTCGTGTACTTCGGTACGACGTCAACCGCGTCGTCGTAGGCGTCATAGGTCAGCGACTGGTTCGCCGCCGCCCCGGCCGTCGCCC